CTTTCTCAAAAAGTGAGAAAATGATTGACGGATTATTCTCTTTTTGAGAAAAGAAAGCCATGGCTACGACATCATTACAAACCAACCTCATCATCCGGCTGAAGGAAGAAGACTTCCAGGCATTGGAAGGCATTGCTGAACACATCCATATCCCGGTGAAAGACCTGGTCCACGGAATCATCTCATACGCCCTGGACCAATATTCAAAATCAAAAACCACCACCCTCAACCGCCCCGCCGCCTGACCTCAACCAAACCATTAAAGAAAAAAACATGAACACCATCACACACTCCATCAAAACGCCAAGCCTTACGGAATTTGATTTAGCTCCCTATACCGGGAAAGCCATTCAATACATTTGCCTGGACGAACAGGATCTATCCAAACTCTCAAATCAAGGATTCATCCACACCACCCACTCCCCCATCATCAAACTTGAACAAACAACGCCGCTCCTGCTTTACGTAAGAATGTTTCATCAAACAAAAAAAACAGCGGCTACCGTCCATGCGATAGCCGCCACAAAAGACACTCTCTACTTAGGTATTATTGTTCCTCCTTCAACTCTTCAAGAGCCCCACAAGGGTTGAACTTGGAGTTATACACTCCCGCCACACCTAACAATAAACACACCATGAATAAACAACGCCGCAAAGAGTTGGAAGACCTGCATGACAACCTCCAAAACCTCCTTGAAAAGCTGGAAACGATCATGGAGGAAGAAGAAGAGTATAAAGATAACCTCCCGGAAAACATGCTCAACCGCATAGAGCAATCAGAAAATGCCATTTACTCCATGCAGGAAGCCTGTGAATGCATAACAAGTGCCATAAACACTCTTGAAGAAATTGAGTAATCCCATGAAAAAGACAAACCAATTTGACGACATCAAAGCAGGCGAACTTATTCGCTTCCTGAAAAATCCCATGCGAGGGAACAGCCCTAGAAATAACTGGTCATTCGGTATTGTGGCTTATCGCCTTAAAACCACTTTTTGCGTTTATCCTGTCGGAAGGCCCTCATATTCAAAAGGCATCACTATCCGGTACGACGGAATGAACGGACCGGGGAAAGACGCCGTTCAAATCGCTTTCCGGTTGACGCCGGCAGAAATGAATCATCCCGACATTCAGGAGTATCTGCAAAAAACGGAAACCATTAAGCAACTGAACCAACAACTTTCTGAACTTCAGCAAAATCTGGAAAACGGAACTTCCAGCCTTTTCAGCAACTACCCGCTTCCAGAAAACAACTACCTTTAATCAAAACATGTCCGCTTCCTTTCCTACATATCAACCCCGGCTCTTATATATAGACCTGTTCTGCGGCGCGGGCGGCGTCACTACCGGAGTAAGCCGGGTGCCCGGCGTGCAGGTAGTGGCCTGCGTCAATCATGACGCAACGGCCATAGCGTCCCACGCGGCCAATCACCCTGACGCCCTCCATTACACGGAAGACATCAGAACCTTGGACATCTCGCCCATTGCCGCACGCGTTGCCATGCTCCGCCTGCGTTACCCCGATACTAAAGTAGTATTATGGGCATCCTGTGAATGTACTAATTTCAGCCGCGCGAAAGGCGGCAAGACGCGCGATCCGGACAGCCGCAGCCTTGCGGAGCACCTTTACCGTTACATTAAAGCCCTGCAACCGGACTATATCCAGATTGAAAACGTAACGGAATTCCTTGAATGGGGCCCCATGCTGGAAAAGGACGGAAAACTGGTGCCGGACAAGGCCCGCAAAGGAGAATCCTTTAAGTTATGGTTTTCCCATATTTTAGACATGGGATATTCCGGGGACTGGCGCATCTTTAACGCTGCGGATTTTGGTGCCTACACCTCCCGGAAACGCCTGTTTATTCAGTTCGGACGTTACGGCCTTCCCCTGGCATGGCCGGTTCCCACCCATTCCCGCGAAAACTGGAAACCGTGCAGGGACGTTCTTGACCTTGATGACTTCGGCCAATCCATTTTCACGCGGAAAAAACCCCTCTGTGATGCCACCTTGCGCCGCCTGACGGAAGGAATCAAAAAATTTGCCCGGCCTCAATTCATCTTCCGGTACATGTCAGGCCCCGGTCATGTGCATCCGCTGGAAGCTCCCTGCGTTACCGTCTGCACACAGAAAAACCTGTATCTTGCGGCCGGAAAATTCATGGATAACTATTACGGCCAGGGTTACGCCACTTCCATTCATGCGCCCGTGGGAACCCTTTGCACCAAACAGCAGAAATATCCGGTCACGGCCATCTTCATGGCTTCCTACTATTCCGGAGGCGGCCAGATCTCCGCAACGGAAGCTCCATGCCCTGCTCTCACCACGGTTCCTAAACCGCGCGTTGTCCAATGCCAATTTCTGGATCAGCAATTCGGCAAAAGCAAACCGGCATCATTAAACCGGCCCAGCCCGGCCATCATGACCAATTCGCATTACTCCGTCGCCACGGCATCCTTCATCCGCGCCATGATGCGCCCCGGAGTTAAAGGGCTTGTGTACCCGCTGGACAAGCCCATGAAAACCCTGCTCACAAGGGATTATTTTTACCTGGACACATGCCGTTACACCGGATGCCCCAATTACAGCCAGGACGCCCCAGGAGACACGGAAGCCATGCTGACCCTCAAACGGGCCATGCGGGAAAGGGGCATTGCGGATATTTGCATGCGCCCGCTCTCCATCCGTGAATGCCTCCGCGTCATGGGATTCCCTGAAGATTACAAACTTTGCGGCACGCAAACCCAGCAAAGGAAATTCATAGGGAACGCCGTAGAAGTCCACATGGCCTATGAAATGGCTCTGTCCCTGCACAATGCCCTGAAGAATCAATACACCCTCAACCAGAAAACCGCTTAATCAAATATCACTATGAAAGCTCCGGCCAAAAGAAAGAAACACGGCCTTAACGTATGGAAAGTCCACTTACAAATTGACGCCATGTACATTGAAGCAATGTATGACGGCTCCATAGTCAAGGAGATTTGCACCGGCACCATCGGCAACAACTGGAAGGAAATTAAAAGAAAAATACTCAACCGGAAAAGAAGGGAAAAATGAAGCTGACACCTGAACAGAAAGCGATCCTGGCCTATGGAGAAGCCCGCGGCATCCTGAAAGAGCGGAAAAGCTTAATGCGTTTCACGGTAGGCTACGGGGAATGCAGCGATTATCACGGAGAGCCACGGATGATGTACGGCGTTGAAGAAGCCATTAGGGACGCTTGGCAGAAGCGGGCGGCATGCAGGGCATGGGTGCCAATGGAAGACAGATATTGCAATAACTGTCTGCACTTCAAATCACCTGAATCAAATTCCCCCTGCGCGGAATGTTCTCAATACGCCGATCCTGTCAACTGGGAACCTAGAAAGGAGGGGAAATGATGAAACCGAAAACAAACATCTCCTCTAATAAGATATATACTATATCCTTCCCCGGAACAATCAACATTCAAGAACACATTCTCAAAATTTCAACCAACCCAGCTCTCCCCTCCTTACCCGAAGAAAAAACGTGGCTGTGCATAGGCGGAAGCATTACCAAACGCAACGGCCAACACACATCCCTCCTCACATTCTGCCAAGGACGCTGGAGCAAAGACTTTTTTGGATCATTATAAAAATGTCCGGTCAAATAGTTATAAAATACTCTCAAAAACGGCGCCATTAGATAAATTATTAAATATAAAAAAGTTATCATAAACTACACCCTTAAAAAACGCCAAAACGGCGCCATCTTCAAAAAAACACTTAAAACATTATGAATTAAAAAATTATGTATGTTTATAAAATAGAAACAAGTTACATTGAAGACAACTTCACCTCTTGCCAATGCTGCGGAAACTGCCAGCTATGGACACCGGAACAGAAAATTGACTACAAAATCAATGCCGCCGATCCGGACATTACCGACACTACCGTAACGGCCACCCCTCTAAACTTAGGAGCCTGCATCATCAGCCGCCGCACCGGGAAGGACGGGGAAACCTGTTACTTGCAAACCCACCGGACTTCCGGAACCTTTTGCCGCTACCACATCCCAACATCACCCTACGCCGAACACATCAAACTCCACGGCCTCCCCTGCACGGCCATCACCCCTTATATCATCCACCTCTAACCACCCACACACCAATGACCCAAAAAGAAAAAGAAGAACTCCGCAACTTGCCGAGCAACTCCCCGCGACTGCTTAACCAGACCCAGCTTGCCACCGCGCTTGGAGTTACCATGGCTTTCACCTCCGCAATGAAAAAATGGGGCTGCCCGTTCCCAGGCGGCCGCATCCTGATTAAAGACGCCCTGGCATGGCTCAAGGCAAACCCGGAATTCCGCCCGTACAAAGAACGCAAAAGCCCTACCGGCCCTCACGGCATCCCGCAATGCAACCTTGACGCCTACAAAACATCACCTAATTGAGCCACATCACGCGCTTTCAGTTTGCGGTAAATCGCATGTACCAACTCCGACGCATGCCCTACATATTGCATACATTGCCCTTCAGAAAAGCCCGCGCGCGCCAGCCGGGTCACTACCGTTACCCGCGTACAATGGAAACTCAAATCAGGCATCCCCAAATCGTCAAAAAACTGGCACCATTGCTTGCTTGCGTTCCCCGGCAACTTAACCAGGGAGGAACGCCCCTCCCGCATGGCCTTTTCCGCAATCGGCCTAACGTCACGATGCAACGGAGCCTCGTGCATCCGGCCCCCCTTGCCAAGAAAACGGATAGTATCATGTTCCAGATCCACCCGTTCCACGGGCACCTGAACTTCCTTCAGCCGGCATCCCTGCTTCATGGCAATCATGAAAGAATCCCGCATCCATTCCGGAGCCTCTTTCAAGGCTTCCACAATGCGCCGTTCTTCTTCTTTCGTGATTTCCCTTTTCTCCCGCGCCGGGTCTTTCCGAAAGCCCATACGATAACACGGGTTTGCGAAAATATAGCCCTTCCTTACCGCCTCCGTCATGATACGCCCCAGCACCTTCAATTCCTGAAGGGCACTATTGCGGGTACACGCCCTCCAGCCGTACTCCTTAGCCATGGCCGCATCCGTCCGGAAGGCCACATAATCCTTCAACAGGTTATAATCCACTTCTCCGGGATGCTGCACATCCCGGAGCCTGAAAAACAGACTCAAATGCTTCCATGCCACCTGATAACGGCGGCGCGTGCCTTCACGTTGAAATTCATCCAGGAACGCCGGAACCCATACCTTGAACAACTGGCGGCCATCCTCATTCCGGGCCATCTGTTCCTCTTTCTCCAACCCCTGCACATATTCCAGAATACGCCGCAGGGCCCCAGGCTGGTCATGCCTGATTTTTGTCGCACGGTATTTCCGCCGCCCATCCGGACGCATCACGCCAACCCAATAATAGGGACTATCCTTGCGCTTGTAGTAGGATGCCATAGAAGCAACGTAGTACAGCGTAGTAAATCCATCAACAACAAACATAAAAAACCTAGTAAAACCATGACAAAATACCCCCTGAATATATGCCGGAATAACTCGCGGGTTCGATTCCCGCTCCCGCCTCCAAGATGTTGTCAAAGCCGGTTCAAGTCGCGTTCGTCTAGCGGTCCAGGACTCCCGCCTTTCACGCGGGCAACACGGGTTCGAGTCCCGTACGCGATGCCAGCTTTTCTTTTTTCCGACTTGCACCGGAATCTTTTTTATGCCATCCCCGCGGGATGATTCTGGATTTTTTCTCCTGTTGTGGTACAGTAGCTTCCGTCATGGCAGCCCAGAACGATATTATGCTG